GTGGGATGATACCATTCATGCATTTGTACTTAATTCAGAAGGAATTACCTAGACAATTTAGTTATATAGCAATAGTTTGGCAGGGTTAAGTGACGACGAAAGAGTAATTGCTGAACAGCTGATGCAAGATAGCGCAAGGATCGCGGCAGAAAGCATTGATTTTTAGGCGTTTTTATCTGGGTATGAGGATGATAGTACTTTTAGTGGCTTAAGTTCAGATTTTAGAACTTCATTAGAAAGATATAATGATATTGTCAATCAAATTGGTGGCACTGCATTAGAAGTAAACAATTTAATTTTTAGTTTATATAATGGTGGTTATGCAGCAATATAGGCCGCATAGACAATTACAGAAATTTCTGGACAAATTCTTACTCCTGATGATATAAAAAATATTTATCGCGGTGGTGCAGGAACGTTTTCTACTGATAGATTAGTTAATTCTATTGAATAGGTTACTTCCTCTGTAGGAACAGTTGTAGATCGAACTACTGCCTTGATTATAAGTCAAGCTGGAGGAGCAATTTCTCGCTTAGGCAATTCAAATCAGTATGTTGTTACATCCGCAGTAAATGTAGTTGAGGCTTATCGAGCAATTTATTAGAAGCTAATAGATAATGGTAATGCTACGCTAGCTGAATTAAATAATTTATAGGCAAAAATTATCAAAGAATCAGCAGGAGCTAATGTCCTTGATGTTTTCTCACAAAGTGCGGAGATGAGTATTGATACACTTGCATAGCTTATGACTGAAGCTGGATTAGTTTTGAATGATGCAATTTATAATGGTATGCAAGGATTAGGTATCATACAAGACTTAGGAAATGGTAATTTTTCTGTATCAGATTGGCAACAATTTTCTGAATTTTTAAAATTAGACACTTCTAATCTTGATACAACCTCTGCTGCATATGTCGAAGCATAGAAGAGTGTTAATTCTGCTATGATTGATAATGCCAATTATTTCCGTGATACAATCATTGAAGAACTTTAGAATGTTTCAGAGGCTAAAGTTGGAGATTAGATTGATATTTCAGGAATTTGGAATGGAATAAGTGATGATACAAAAAATGAGCTTAAAAAACTTGCGGAAATCTCAGATAACGGTATATTAAAAATTACAGACAACACCAGTATTTATGAACTAATAAAAGCATTAAATAGTGCTGCCGCAGAAACTGGAGCTATTCTTGAAGAAGATTTATGGCAACTAGAAGAAGCTGTACATAATTTCTTACAAACTATTACAGATTTAATTAGCAAAGGTATTAAAGGTTCTCTCTCCGGAGAAGAAGCTAACCAACTAAAGAATTTAGCTCATAATGAATTTGGTATTGATTTGAATTTCTAGAAAACAAAAGATGGCCTTCGTTTGGCTCAAAACGAAGCTATCGCTTTGTATACTAAGCTAAAAGATGTTGACCGCATAAGTGGAGAAATTGTATTTGATGCTTTGCGTGAATCGTTAGAGGAAGCCGGTGAAGCTTGTGAGAATATTTCTTCTACATTAGCAGAGATAAATAGGCTGGAATAGGAATTTGAAAATCATCCTAAAAATACCGCACTTGAAGAACGCTTAGCACTTTATCGTGAAATTGCGCAACAACAAATGAATGATCCTGAGAGTTTCAACTTTATGGATCGCAAGCTTGTTGATCCTGTTTAGGCTCCATTAAATTACCTTAGTAATTGGGATCAAGCAATGACTTCTATGCGTGAAGCCGCGAGTACTGGACGCATGACAATAGAAGATTTTACTAATATTGTTAATGAGATGAACAACCTTGCAACAATGGGCGAACCCATCGAATTTATGGGACATACCTTAAGTGGTAGTTTACAAAGTGCAGCAGACCTTATTGCTGATGGTTATAAAGCTATTGAATTTGTAGACGGACAAGCAGTTATTAACCTTGAAAATTTTGGCCTTAATTTAAACATGGGAGCGGATGGTTTTGCGACTAATGCTACTAAAGCTATTCAGACTATGGCCGCATCGCAAATTAAAATGCTAGATGGCTTAATCGCTTTCTTTTAGACAATTGTTGCGATGGAAGAATTGGGAGACTTAGATGATAATAAAAATGGTATCTTTGATTTTGGAGAATTTTTCGATGTCGGTGACAATGGTGACTTTGTCGCAAATGCAGATGCACTTGAAAGACTGAAAGGTTTTTTGGATGAATATAAAGATTATTTTGAAAAAATTACAATTGATGGGAAAACCGTTGCCAGCTACATTCAAGATTTTATAAGTCAAGGAAGCTTTACTAAGGAAGAAGCGCATTAGTTTGTCGATATGATGAACTTTCTTCTTAATTTCGCACAAAATGGAGATTTTGATATTAACAATATCGATCAAAGTATGCGCGAATAGATCATTAGCTATTTAGGCCATGGTCATAATCAAGTAGAAATTGATTTAGGTGATAAAGAAAAACTTCTTGTAACCGCTGATACCGCAGTATAGTATAGAATAAATGATCAAGGAGAATATGTAGATACAACAACCAATAAAACCTTTAAAACATTAGGATAGTTATTAGCTGCTAGTGCCGCGAACAGAATACTTGCTGAGCATGAGGATTTGGAGTTAACATGGTCAAAAGATAAAGAATCTGCTATCGGTGAACTTACCATGAATTTTGAAGGTTAGGGGTTAACTTATAACGTCATAATTGATAAGAATGGTAAGGTTACTTATGAATATAAAGGAAAAACCTATGACACCGCGAAAGAAGCTGAAAGAGCGGCGGCATTTGATGCGTTCTTAGAAAATAAACATATTGATCCAAAAAATTTTACAGATCTCAGTCCTACAGTATAGAAACATTTTTAGAATTTGTTTGAAGAAGAACACCAAGAATTCTTCGTCGAAGGTCCTTCTGTTACAGTTACATCGAATGGTATTCAGTTTGAGATGACCCATGACGCCTTCTCAAATATACAATCTGAAATTTAGGATTGGATGAATGGTGGTACATTGTCAGAGGGCGGGCACGCTTATGAAGTAGTAGCTTAGTTAGGCGTTCAATTAAATCCCGATACCGAATTCAAAGATTTAAAAGAAGGAGATGCCCAAAAAATTCTCCAAGCTTTTAATCTAGAAGAAAAATCTGTCAACCTAAAAGTTAATGTTGAAGCAGATGAAAATGTATAGTCATTTGTAGAAGCTATTCTCTCAGTAGATGCCGATAGGCAAATAGATGTTTACTTACATAATGCTGACGGAGAAAAACCAGAAACTCCTGTGGCCGCAACAGAAGACGATACAGCAGTTTCTACTACTGATGTTTCTATATTACTTGATGAGCTAATATAGTAGGTACAAGCAATTGGAACTATTGCAGAAAGCATAGGCACAAGTGTTGGAGAGATACAAAGTGCGAATGCTGCAGCGGTTGAAAGCATTGCAAGTATGGGCGGAACAGTTGTAGAATCTATCGGCTTAATGGGAACAACCGCTGTTTAGAATATTACTAATCAAGATGCAATTATACAAATTGGAATTGAAGCTGCAAAAGAAGCCGCATTGTATAGTATACAATAGGCCGAAAATGAAGCTTTGGGAAGATTAAGTAATGTAGGAAATGAAGGAGAAAGTAATCAGAGTGTAACTGCAACTGATGTGGCTAATGCCGCGGAATCAGTTACAGAGGCTGTTGAAGAAAATGGAGATAATAGTTTAAATTCTGGAATAGGTGTTAATTCAGTATCTGATTATGGTAATAGTGAAAACTCTTCATTTTTTGAATAGTTTTTACAAATTACACGGGACTATTATAATGCTAGAATAGATAATAATCTTACAGATGATCAAAGAGAAGAATCATATGATAAATTCGTTGCAGAGTTACAAGAACTTTTTCCAAATATAACTTAGGAGGTCATTGACTCTATTCAATATGCAATAGAGGATGGAATATTTGGAGATGGCACTACAGAAAAACCTCCAGAATATAATGAACAAGCTCTCACAGATATTTTTAATTCTCTTTCTGCTGCAAGTACAGAAGCAGTTAATAGTTTAAATGCTACCACTGGAGAAGCTGGTGAGGGTTTTTCTTTACTCTCACAAAATATCGATGAATTCAATAGTGCGGCACAATCTTCTAATACTACCTTATCACAGGTTTCTACTAGTGCAGATAATCTTTAGGCAAAAGCTGTTTCTTTACGAAATACAATCTATAGTCTCCCCTATTCAAGAACAATTCAAATTCTACTACAAATTCGTGCAGAAATGAAAACCCTTGGTTTTTCTCTTTCACCCGGTACGCCTTATGCTGGTAACGGAAAAATAGAAACCGTGGCAACTGCAAAAGGCAATACCGCCTTAGCAAAAGGTACTCTACTCGGAGAACTTGGTCCAGAGCTTGTCGTTTCTCATGGTCATTATTTTGTGGCCGGCGCGCATGGTGCAGAAATAGTTGATCTTGATGATGATGCTATTGTATTCAACCATCTACAAACTCAAAACTTATTGAAGCATGGCTCCAGTTCACGTGGTACTCCAGTCACAAATGAAAAGAAAGCCACTTCAATGGCGACTGGTAATGTCAATGGCGGCCCCGCCATGGCAAGTGCTGCGGCAACTCTAGCAAAATTAACTGAAATTAGAGCGATGTGGGCAGATCTCCTCAATCTAGACCTAAGACAACTAGGACAAAAAGCTGGCTCCGGTGGCGGCGGAGGTGGCGGTGGAGGAGAAGGTCTTGACTATGGCTTTATAAAAGACCTCGACCGCTGGTACACTCTGTTGCAACAAATTGCAAAGCTAGAAAAAGATATAAACTATGAAGAAAAATTAAGAACGAAATTAAGTAGTGATTTGAATAAAAATGGCTATGAATACTATGATAGTCAGGTTCGTTCCTTAAATAGCCTAAAAAATGAAATTGCAAAACGGCGCGAATTAGCAGAACTGCAAGCAAGCTACTTAAATGAACGAATTAAAGATTTGGAAAATTCTCCAGCAAATAAAATTTATTCTATTGATAGAGAATATGGTGTTATTACATATAATGAAGACTTTATTAATAATAAAGATGCTTCTGGTGGATTGCCTTTCCTCGCTGAGTTACTAAGATAGCGCGACAACGGCGAAGTAATTCACGCAGGCAAAGAACAATATGAGATGTTGGAAAAACTTGGCTTTAAAGACTGGATGATCTATGATGATTCAGGTAAAGAAATTGACTTATCTGCTGAAGGTGGATATGCTCAGGCTGTTGAAGCCGCGCTAGATCACGTTGACTCCATAAAAAATGAGATTCAAGAATTACAAAATTCAGTAGAACAAACCAAGCAAGAGATTCTTGATGATGAAAATTCTCGAAACCAACTTCGGAAAGAAATAGTAGACAATTAGCTATCTCTTGAAAAAGAGATTTTGAAAGCTATTGAAGATCGTGAACAAGCTATAATTGACGAATTAAAGGATACGAGGGATGCAATTGATAAGTCTCAACAAGCTTTTGTCCAAGGCTTAGAAGATCAAATGAATCGAGAGCAACAAATGTATGATCGTCAATAGAATGAGGAAGAGCTAAACCGTATGCGTAGATAGCTTGCTATCCTACAGCGTACAGGTGGGTCCGCGTCAGCAATAGCTTAGCTACAAGAATAGATTCGAAATAGTGAGCAAGATACTTACTTTAACGCACAACAAGAGCAAATTGATGCGGTGCAAGAAGCCGCGGATAGGCAGATTGAAAGATTAGATGCTCAGATTGACTTGATGACAGAAAACTTAGAGTACCAAAAGGAACATGGCTTGCTTTGGGAAGAAGTCTATGAAGTTATGTCAAAAAGCGATGAAGAGATTTTAGATTTCATAAGAAAAAATGGTCGTGATTGGGAACCCCTGTCTGCATTAGATACTGAACAACATACTGAAGACATAATGTTTATGATTGAATAGTATGTTGGTCACAGGGATGATGAAGTAGATCGTATTTAGGAAGGATTTAACGATACTGTTGTTTCTGCTTCTCGGAACTTACAGATTAAAGAAATTCCACATGAACTCGACTAGGGTGGTAGTGGTAGCGGAAGCGGTAGTAAAAATTCTGGCGGCTCCGGCGGAGGAGGTTCCGGTGGAGGCGGCGGTTCTGGCGGAGGCGGCAGCGGCAGTAGCGGCTCAACTAAATCTAGTACGAAGAATAATCATGGGTATTCTTTTACTTTCGATGGTATGACCTACTCTAATAGTGGTTATTCATCTCTTGCTGATGCATAGAGGGCGGCGTACAATCGTATTGATAGTTTGTTATCACAATATAAAACTCATCACATGGGTATGGATTAGAACATTCTAAAATCCATCCTATCTGGAGTACGTCTGCAGGCAGAAAAAACCGTTCGCGCTTATAAAAAAGGCGGCACGGTAGATTACACTGGTCTAGCAATGGTCCACGGCTCAAAAACAAGACCAGAAGCTTTCTTAGATGCAGACACTACTCGCATTTGGAAGGAAGAAATCTTAAGTGGTAAAAACACATCTCTTACTTCTCGTTTAATTGAAATGAGCGATATGCTAGAAGCAGCTGCATCTAATTCCCTAAGCACTGGTGCTTCAATGCCGCCAGTTAATATCGAGAATGCTACTGTTAACATGAACGTAGCCTCTATCGCAAATGACTATGATGCACGTCGTGCGGGCGCAGAAGCGTTTGATGAGATGCTTAAAATTGCTCGTAAGTCTGGCTCACGTGGAATAAATAGGAGGTAAAAGGAGAATGGAACAATATAGAGATTATGGCAAACTCAATAATTAGGGCGCAAGTCCAGCCTTAATTTAGACAGATAATAGAACACAAGTGTACAAAACGACTCATGATGGGGCAGGCAATCGCCTGCCCTACATGAACCGTAGTTTTATTAGTTTCTCTTATGGTGGTAGATATATTGAGGACTTTAATTTTGTAGCTACTATTTCTAATAACGCTATGACAGGAAAAATCTATGCGGATTTTTAGGACAATATTACGGAAACTAATGTATACGACGGACAAATTTATTGGAGCTCGCATTTTAATTCAAATACTATTTCCTTTAGTTTAGCTACAGATGGAATTACAGAACAATAGTATGACGATTTTAAGGCGTGGTTTGTGCCAGGAAAAATTAGAGAATTGATTCTAATGGAGCGGCCCAACCGTGCAATTTTAGCGCGTGTATCGGAGGTGCCACAATATAATCTGCTGCCTTTTGAAGAAAAAATTACTGTAAAAGTAATGGGATAGTCTTATGAAACAAGTACTACAATGTATAGAGGCGGCATTACTTTAACCTTAGTAATGGACGACCCATTTTGGTATTCAAAAATGAATGTACTGGTCGCGACTTCAGGGACAGATTCTTTTGTTTCTGATTCTAAATGGATTGACGCTAATGGTCAAGAGGTAGAGGTTACATCTGATAAAGATGCTTTAAAAATTGTTGCAGAAGATCATATACCTGTACTAAATCAAACTCTTTCTGATGACGGGTCTGATCCTATTAGCATTGGAAATGCAACATATGTTGCATATAAGGAAAAGACGGCACAAGGAAGTTACGTTGGTAGCGCAGCAATTGACTCAGGACATATAGCTTATGTTTTTAAAGCTAGCAATGAGAAAATTGGATATGACGATGTTAGTGAAGATAATCCATTTTATTTCTTCTATGGCGGCAACGCTCCTTGCTATCCTATTATCCACTTTAAACTAGCTCCTGTATTAGAAAATGGATATATTACTGTGCCTAAAAATTCTATAGCCGCGGGGCAAGAGTAGTTTAATACTATTACAATAAAAAGTAAAACAGAAAAGAAATTACTTTTTGCTTTACCAAGTTTTTGGCAAGGTTATAATTAGGTAATTAAACTTTTTAAGCAATTACAAGAAGATTGCCCAAGTAGTATTGATACTTCCGGGTCTTCGCTATCAGACGAAGAATAGATTTCTTATTCTTCTGAAGATGTGCGGCAGTTAATTCGAGAGACCGTAAAACATTATGGCCCAAGAATCTTTGCAATCGAAGCAATCAATAATTACGCTCAATCTGGCGGCGAGGCCGGTAATGTTAAGAACTTTGTAAAAGGCGATTTTGATACTTTAATTGACGAAATGTAGAATCTTTTAAAAGTTAATAATGCTCTTGCGCAAGCTGAATTTACCATTGATAATAAATTTGGAAAAGTAACTGCAAAGTTTAAAATTCCAGATAGTACAAATACTTCTAAAATCATTACGGAAGATGCTAGTGATATGATCAAATCTTCTTACTTATCTATAGAGGAACAAAACACCTTTGACGAAGAAGGTTATTTACAGCGTTGGTCCGCTGAGCATCCTGAATATGGTCATGTTTTAACAAGTGATGTCGAGGGTGGTTTAAAGGATTTTTATATAGATTATAAATATATGTATTATTAAAGGAGTTAGAAGGAGGAATATTGATGGGATTGTTTAGAGATTATGAGATATAGCTATGGACGCTTCAGGACGAGTTTTTAACCGTCCTGAAGCCCTATGGCGTAGAAAATAAGTATTTCATAAATTAGCCAGAGATGAAATTAAATATTGATGGCACATAGGAATTTACAGGAGAAATTCCTATGTATATTTATCGTGATACTGAGAGAGTAGAAAACCCCATATGGTATAATGTAGAACAAGGGATTATTATTACTGATTTAAGTAAAATAAAAATCATCTTCTGTAAACACGAAGAAGATGAAAAAGTATTTGAGTTTTTAATTACTAAATTAGAAGAGCGACACACAGATGATAACTTATATTGTAAAATAACATGCGAAGGTTTGGCTTTTCATGAGTTAGGGAAAATTGGATATAAGATTTCTTTAACCGCATAGGATTTTTATGAAGAAGATGAAACACTTTTTTCTGAAAATGGTACTTCAGCTCATCCTACTTTACAATATTGGCTAGATCATTTCATAAAGCCTTGGAATGATGAAGAGTCTGTTCGACATCTTAATTAGTGGTATTATATTGTTGATATGGATTGGTCTTCTTATAGTCAGCTTGAAGGTGGAGATGCGCGTGCAGTCGATAAAGTTTATGAAGAACCATACACCAGTAGCTGGGAATTGGGAGATAATATTATTTTAAGCAGAGATGTAAAAATAGCTCAAGAAAAAGAGCGTCTCGTAGATTTAAAAGAAAGTAATTATTATAATTTAACACAGGATTTGGCTAAAAGTTTTGATATTTTTTGCCGCTATGAATATGAGCATGACAGTAATTATTATATTACTGCAAGAAAAATAATTTTTTATAATAATTTTTCTAAAGAAAAAATTGAAACAGAAGAAGGAATTGAAAGTCTTTACTTAAATATTTCTTATCCTTACGAAACTTCTGAGATTACAAGAGAGACTGATAGTACTGATTTAATAACAAAAATGTTTGTTCAAGAAACAGAATATGAATACTCAGACTCTAATATATCTACTATCGCGAATGCCGAAGCCAACAAAACGAAAGAAGATTACCTGTTAAATTTTGATTATTTAAAAGTTGTAAAAGGCATCACATCTGATTAGGAAGAAAGAATTGCTGTTTATGAAGCAAAAGTTCGCACTCTTAATGAGCAACTTATTGATTTACAGAAAGAAATTCTTGCAAAAGAAGAATAGCTTCCTGAAAAAAGAGCAGCGCTTACTTTTCATACAAATGCGGCCCTACTAGATTAGGAACGTTTGTCTGCCGCAGATGCACTGGAGGCGGAATTAACAAGAAGAGATGGCACTGATGACGGATATATTACAATTTCATAGAGTAATCCTAAAACAGCAACTCTATTGAAGGAAGAATAGGAAAATTATTATTATATAAATATATCTGAATAGGGTATTAACCCTTCTAGTTTGCATATTTATAAAACTAGATCTTATTCTGGGAATACATTATCAGATGAGTTATCAGGCTATGTATTAAAATACGATGAATTTAATAATTTAGTTAAGGTTGAAAATATTTATATTCCTGCGCCACAATAGTCAGAAGAACCTGCAGGTTCTGAATCAAATGAAGAAGAGAATACGACACCTGCAAAAGTTAGTCTTAGTAGAATTGTTTATTTAACTTATGAATATAGTCCCAAATTATATTACCAAGAAGTAGCTAATATTTGGGCGACTCGATTAGAAAATGATACTGCTAAGAAAGAGGAATTGTAGACATTGATTCGTATCATGGAACTAGAATTAGAGCATGACAAAACTATCGAAGATATACTTTTAAAGCGATTAGAAGATGAACGAAAAAATTTCCAACTTCTAATGGGCGCGGCCTTACGCGAAGGATATTGGTAGCCAGAAGATTACAAGGATTATGGAGATAGATATGTTGATAATATTAAATCCTAGAGTGATAAAGGGAAAGGTTAGTCTGGTTACACACAATTTGTTTGGGACGATGATTTATTTGATGATGAACAACCTCTTTTTTATAAGGTGGGCGCGCAAGAAGAAACTGCATACTATCCTTGTTTGAATTTAGAAAAAAATATGTTGGGAGATATACAAAACCATTTAAATGAATTAAGTCTATGTTTCTTTTCTTACGAATAGCCGGATTATAAAAATTATGGGAAAATGCGGTTTTTTTCTATAAATTCGTAGTGTTAGATTGCACATGTAAGAAGTATTAGTTCGGAAGACGATGATGTCTCTACTGTATTGTTAATAAACGGGGCCGAAAGTTTAACAGATGAAGAAATTGAGATCATGAAAACCTACGAGGCTCACGCTTTTTTAGGAAAAGTAACCCCAATACTAGAAGGAAATAAAGTAACATATGATGTAGAAAAATGGTATCCACCAAAAGCTGCAGAAGGAGCAGAAGAGACTTATTTAGATGCACCTAACTGGTTAAACAATGTACGTAGCTATGTTCGCGTATATCCTCGTATAAGAATTAACTCTCTTTATTTAAAAAATACTTCTGATGAACTATCCGTTCGTTTAAATAATCAAAATCTAGTAAATTTTGAAGATTATTACACATTGATAAAAACTACTAGAAAAAATGAAGAAAGTACAAGTAATTACTTTATCACCATTGATCCATACAGTTTTTTAAAAAATTACAACACCAAAGCTGCTAATATTGGAGACCAAGATGTTGATGTAAGGTTTACAATTTCTAATGCAGATACAGCAATATATCTGGATGCTTTGAAAGTGCTAAAAGAAAATGCTTATCCTAAAGTATCCTATTCTGTTAATTTTAATGCAATAGATAAAGATTTTATAAAGCACTCTTATGATTATTTAGCTTGTATTGCTAATATCAATGACGTTGATTTAAAGTTTAAAGATGTTCAAGGTTATATAGCAGAACTTACTTTAGATTTAAACTAGCCAGAAAATGATAATGGAGAAGTAAAAAATTACAAAGCTAAATTTGAAGATCTTTTTAGTACAATAGTCGCGCAAACGGAATCAATGAAAAAGAATGAACATGTGATGGATGTTGCCGCGAATGTGTTCTTTAATGACACTATTGCTCCTGATGTTGTACAAAATTCATTACGAAATGTTGATTTAAACTATGAATTTAATAGAGGAAACCTTACTATTAACGAAGAAGAAGGTATTTGGGCCAAGAGTGACGGCGGCGTTGTTGCCATACGAGGCGGCGGTATTTTTACAGCAACTGAATAGGATGCAAATGGTAATTGGGTTTGGAATACAGGCATTTTACCTTCTGGTATTAACGCAGATTTAATTACTACTGGTTAGTTAGATACTAATTTAATCCGTATTTTTAGTGGTGATAATATACGATTCTAGTGGTATGGCGATGGATTATATGCGTATAAGACATTGGCAGATGATCAGGTGTTGATGAGCGCATTGGATAAAAATACTGAACTTGAAAAAAATTTTATGACAGATGGTATTTTAGACGATGCAGATATGAAGCAGTTTGTCGTTCATAATGGTTAGGGAATCTTCTTAGTCGCATAGCCAGGGGCTAAGGTTTTAAATGAAACTAAAGATGGTTTGCGTCAGATAGATAACGAAATTAAACGAGTTGAAATAAGTTGGGATGGTTTAAAATTAAGAAACTGGAATAATGATGAAGTCTTCTCTGCTGATCCTGATACAGGGAATTTAATAATAACAGGAACCTTTAGAGCAACAGGTTTGCTTATAAATAGTAGTGATGATTTTTATTCTGTAGATGAATATTTAAATAATGTTACAATATCTACATTACAAGGTCAAATAGAAATGACTGTAAAAGATAAAGTCGCTGAGGCTACTACTAGTTTTATTTAGACTGCAGAAGAAATACAACAAACCGTTACTGATTTAAATAATAACGTAAGTTCTTATTTAACTTTTTCTAATGATGGTTTAAGAATTGGAAAAAGTGATAGTACTTTTAACATTACTATTACAAACGAAGCAATTGATTTTTATGATGATACTAATAGAGTTGCCTTTTTAAATAATAATTAGTTAGATATTACTTAGGCAGAAATACATCAAAGGTTGATTATAGATAGATTTACTTTAGAGCCAACAACTATTGGTAACTTACATCATCTGTCTTTGGTATATAACAAATAAACGGAGGAAAAAGGAGTATGGCTACATTAAAAACATGGGAAGCAAATTTAAATTCTTATATGAGAACACGGCAAATTTTCCCCACAAGACCAAATCAATCAGAGCGGAATTGGTCTGGTTACATAAAACAATCCTGGTATTGGGGTAATGATGATTACTATACATTAAATATAGGATATGTGTCTTTTGTTGATATTTAGAATATAAATGTTTTGAAAGGTGCAAATATAAAGGAAATTATTTTTAGTCTTCAGACAGGAGGTAGTGGCTTAGGAGAGGTATCTAAAACATTATATATTTATAACTATATTGAAAAACCGGAAACTGCGACCTAGGCAGAATTAGAAGAAAAAAAACTAATTGAATATACTGGGCCACTTGATCAAAACACAAGCTATGATATTATTTTTTCAGAAGATTAGAACAGTACGCTTTTTCCTAGTTTAAAAGATTTTTTTTCCAATATTGTTTCGCCAATAGGAATGACTTTTTATGTGTCAAAGGATGATGATGCCAGAGGAGCTGGTGGCTCAGGGAAAGGATACGGACATTCTTATTTAAATATTGTAAATTTTTCTATTACTATAAAATATGAAGATGGTATTTCATTAATTACCTTAGATGATGAGAATAATTCAGAAATTACAATATATTCTAATAGAATAACTAATAAGAATGATGAAACAATACAAAATATTGCATTTAATACAACAGCAATTGAAGATACAACTAAAACCATTTACTATTTTGATTCTAGTGGAGAAAAAGAAATAATAACTTCTGATGAGACTGTTACAACTTCCAATTGGAATGTTACAGTAGATAAAAATATTTTATTACAAAAATTTTTAAATACTAAAGAAGCTATTTTAGAAATAAAATGCGATACTAGTAAAAATGGTACTGTATTAGGCACAGCCACTGTTCCGATAACAGTAAAAATTAGTAATGATTATCAAGTAGGAATTGAAGGCAGTATAACTATAGAAGAAAAAAATACTACAATTTCTTCGCTAACAAATAGTTCTTTATATATTTAGAGCAATTCAATAATAGGCTTTTCTTTTAGAACTACAACTATTGATGCAAATATTCAATCCTTATCAAGTTGTAAAGTTTTTTTAAATGAAATAGAAAGTTCTGCTACAATTGTAGAATCGGATAATGAAAATTATTATCAATGCTCCGCCAATCTTAATTTGTCAAACGATTTATATAAAAACATTTATGGCAACAATATATCATATCGAGTTGAATTAACAGATTCAAGAGGTTTTGTCACGGAACGACAAGGAAGTATAAAGATTATTCAATACAACAAACCAATTATTACTTCCCTTACTTCAACCACATGTGATCAAAATGGTAATCCTACGCTAACTGGAACATATGCACAAGTTAGAATAAATGGACAATTTTCTTCTATTACTTATTAGAATAATGGACAAAACGAAGAAAAGAATTCGGTTACGATAGCTATAACAGACACAGGAACCGCTACTTCCCATTTTTCATTTAATCGAACATCAGCAACTGATACAATTTTTTATACAACTGTTATCTCTACAAACTCAGTTTCATCGACAACAGGAACACATGTTTTTTCCGCTACAATCACAGATGAATTAGATAATTCTTCTACTGTTGCAACTAGCCTAGGACAAAAAATAAATGTAGTTGATTTCGTTGGAAATAATGATGGCGAAGCAGGCATGGCGATAGGAACAACCGCGACCGCCGATGACATTGGGTGTATAAGACTGGGTTGGTCATTAAAATTTAAAGATGAGACAGTAAGACAAGCAACGGTTTAGGCTTTGAAGATTGATTAGCCTACGCTACCAATTAAGGTAGCGTGCGGACATGGAGTTGCTACTTGTACAACAGATGATCCACTTTAGATAGATTATACTAGTGCTGGGTTTACGCAAGTCCCTTGTGTATGTGTGACATATTCACAAAACACTCCCAATGATACTGGAGATAATGGAATACCAAAAGTATTTAATAAAACAAGAACAGGCGCTACAATCATACTTAGTGGCAGCAATGGTACACGTAACGTAGATTGGATCGCCATTCAAGTTTTACCGTCATCTTAATTTTAACAAAAAAAATACCCCCTCTTCCTTAGAGGGGGTATTTTATTCTTCTATAAAGTTCTCTAAAAACGCCATTTCACCAGGAGTAAAATCCATATTAAGCTCATCTATTTTTAAAGGAAGTATATCAAATTTCACTTTGGTATTAACTAAATCCGAGTATTGCGTCAAAAATTCTTGATAATACTGTTCATCCATCTAAATATTATTATCTTGTACAATAATTTGACCTTGGTCATCCTTCTTTGCATATTTTCTAACAAATTCTTGCCTTATTGTATTATAATCATTATACTCTTCAGTTATTCTTTTCAAAATCTTTCCAATCTTATATGCGGTCTTTGCCGGCATAGACTGCTTAGAAAGTCTTGTGATAAAGTCTATATTCTAAATAATATCTTGTAAACTAATTTCTGCAATCATTCTATATCTTCTCCCCAGCTGGATTGGTTATTCTTTATTATACTTGTAAAATATTTGCCAATACAAATAGCGTCAGCTTCATCCTACGTACAATCTAATTTATACCAAGTCTTTACTTTTTCTTGTGCTAATTTCTTCTTATTTTCCCGCTTCTAATCTCCCTCATTTATACCGCAATATTTTCTCCATTCTGTAGCATAAACGAGATCATGATCTACGCATTTTTCAAATAATGTATCAATAATTACACCCTACAAATTAGCTAACACTTGAAAAGTTTTTACCTAGACCTAGTTTTTATTAAATCCGTAATTCTACAGCTAAATATTTTCTAATCCTACTAAGTCTGGTTCCCATTCATCGATGGCGGCCTCAAGCCATTTTTTTATGCTGTTAATACGCTCTTCGGTCTTATTTTTTTCATTTTCCTTATGCGTACCATAACTAACTAAAACCCCATCATCATAAATAGCATATCCGGTAATCCCTGTTGCCGCGTCAAGTGCTAAAATTCTTATTGTGTCAATCTTTTTGGTTGGCACATTATTTTTTTTAATTTTATAGGGATCGCCGCTCATACACTATTCACATTGCATATGTTTTCGCCAAACTCCGTAAGTTTGTTTTTGTTTATGCCCTTTAGGGCATATCATCTCTAATTCTGTATCTAAATTTTTATAACTGTCACTAACCAACTTCCAGCCTTCACTTTCGAGATGATTAGTGACAGTATAAATGTTAATTGGCATTACTTACCAGTACTCCCAAAACCGCCGCTGCTTCGATCGGTATCTTCAAGCGTATCGACTACTTCAGCCTTAAAGCGGTGAACTGGCATTAGATATAGCTGAGCAATTCTATCGCCTTTCTTAACCTCGTAATCGGAATCAGAGATGTTGTCATAAATTACCCCTAGCGCTCCTCTATAGCCGCTATCAATTAGTCCTTGACTATTACTTAGCCGTAGCCCAGACTTCGCGCCGATACTAGAACGAGGAATAATTATCGCGGCCCAACCTTCTGGAAGGCCAATGTGGACACCGGTGTTAATCATATTGCTGATTGAGTGCGCTGGAATAACCATATCTGCGGGCGCATATAGGTCGGCCGCCGCATCGCTGTCATGAGCATAAGTAGGAACCTGCGCGCCTTCATCAAGTGAAATTTGAAGATTGATAGAAGCACTGTGATACTTCTCAAGAGCCTTATCATAAATATCTGTAAGCTGAGAGAAAATATTTTGTAGAATGTTTCTCTTGATTTCAGAAGGTTGAAGAGAATCAATGCTATCTGCAATTTGAGCCTTTAGATCAGTTACCTCATGTTCTGCGCGCTGCTTTGTATAATTGTTATCTTCAAAATAATTTAGAATACCAATAAGTGCTTCATCCATAATCTTTGGAGTAAAAGCTCCGCCAACCATACCAACAATTGCATCCCCGGCGCCAGCTTGAAGTGTCTCATCCGGCATATCCATAATAGTGTTGATTAGATCAATTAGTCCATTAAAAGCTGTATTTTCATTTAAAAGATTATTATTTTCCATTTTTCATTCTCCCTTACTCTGTAAAACTTCTTTCTATTGTCGCAATAAACCAACTATCGACAACTTCGCCCTTTGACTTTCTTGTTTTTAGTACATAGCCAGACTTTGTCACCGTATAGCCGTCCACTAGCTGATTATCCTTAAAACTTTGAATTAGCTCCATGGCTTCTTCCTCGGTGTTTATACGATATACATCAGTTGTCTTCAGTAGCTGTTTCTCCATTTTCCTCTATCTCCTTTTCATTTAATGTTCGTAATTTTTGAATTAAATCTATATAACTTAATTTTTTAGCATAATCACTTATTGTATCTACGCTCTTTTTATTTTTCTTATTAAAAGCGCGTCGCTAGGCTCGGTTTAATTTGGGCAATTGAGAATAAATTTTTTCTTTATTAAAATTACGTATATTAGTTAAAATTTCCTCTACAGTGTTCGCGCCAACCGCTTTGTTTGCATCTTCATATGAAAGATTAGTGATTGCGGCAAAACGCTCTATAAGTTGTTGTGTAGTCATTTGTTCACTCATAGTACTGCCTCTAATGCCGTAAGAATCGTTTCGTATTCAGATTTATTTCCAAGAGTAATCATAGTAATAGCCTTGCCATCATTTATAGAGAAAGGAATGTTTAGATTAAAAGTTTTTTCGTTTATTAGATTAAACATTGAAAATTTATCAAAAGCAATGGTTTCCTGTTTTTCTGTAAAACCGATATAAGGGGTTCCAATTTTTCCAAGAAGAATTATCCATTTGTCTATTTCTTCTAAATATTCGAGTACAATACATAAATTTTTAATTATTCTTAAATCCTCAATCCTCATTTTAACCTCCGCCTCCTGCATTTTTATTATAACCGTGTTCTTGTGTCTTAAAAAAATCTATATAATATTTTTCTAAATCATTTAGTTCGTCTTTCTCGCAATAAGTAACAATTTCAAAAGTCCAGTTCCATAACCCATCTTTTAAAATTGCATGATGAATTGCCTAATCAGAAATAGAGCGAATACCCACACTGGCTTTGACATGGTCTGTCAATCTCTTTTTAACATCAGTACTTTTTCCAATATAACTTTTCCCGCTATTTATATTAGTAATTTTATATATACCTGGTCGCGCCTCTATATTAACTCTTTTAAAAGTTTCGTCAAGATATGGTTTAACATACTCTGTCCAAATGAGTTTGTTTATAACATCTGGATGTTGAACCTTTTGCGCAACTGTAGTCAATAAGAAATCAATATCTTCTTTGTATTCTTCTGGGATTTGAATTGTATAAAATAAGCGTTGCTATTTTTCTACTTCATACTGTCGTAATGGTTCCAATAATGCGGAAAAACGTTTTTGTACCTAATCCGCCGCAGCATTGATACCCTAAATACGTTTTTGTGCCTAATCGAACTATTCTGCTGCGGCAGCTTCAATAAGCTGCATCTACTTTTCAGTTTCTTTTCTTTTTTGGTCTAACATTAACTGTATTGTTTCTTCACGCGAATTAAAATCATTTTCTAAATCATTTTTTAACTTATTATAATTCGCGCGCAATCGCTCTTCTTGTTGGCTTTCTAAAGAATGATATTGTTTTTGATTAGCAATAATTTTTTGCTAATATTCTTCCATTAAGAGTTGCTATTCTTCAATATCTTTCTATAAATCTTCCCGCTAGTTTTTTAAAGAATTGATATGGTTGAGAAGTGCATTTTCTTCTGTCCTATCTAAAATAACTTTTTTATTGTATTTAATTATTAGTATAAAAATAATTAAAACTAAAACGCCTATTCCAATTAAATACCCTATCATTTTATCACCATTACTTATCATTTTATGATTTATTATATCATGGTTTTTTCAAGAAGTCAAATAAAAGATGAACAATTATTGTTCATCTTTTATATACAGACCGCAATGACAAGATGCTCCGACAGGAACGCTTTCTCTAAAGTCTTTGCACTGACATTTATACTCTTCCTTCCCTCGGCTTTTAAAAACACAGGGGCAGTATCCATCATTTCTTTCCAAGCCTTCTTTAATTATACTAGCTAGCTCTTTATCTTCAGTAATATGAAATTTCACTTCTTTTCCCTCCAGAAATAGTTTGTTATATTTTCCCAAGTCCCGTTTTCATACTTATATATTTTTTGATTAGTATTACTATTATTCAAAGGGCCTTGCTTTGAAATATATGGTCCAACTTTAATATAGTCAAAACTGTTTTGTATATCACTATAAAGTTTTTTTCTTCCATCGTTTGTAATATAGAGAAAATGTTTTTTATCTGGAGTAAAATCTCCAATAGTGCCGCTATATAAACCAGTTTTTATATTATATCGTGTCTTAATAATTTTTCCAGTCATAATAGCGTTTTCTATTGAAGATCCTTCTCCCATAAAGCATACACATGTAATTCTATCTTTATATTTTTCTAACACTTCTATTCCGGAGGAGAAAAATTCTTCACCTAAATCCTCTCTTAAATATTTGCTATGACATCCTTCGCAGCAAAAAGGACAATTACTAATTTGAAAGGCCAAAGTTACTTCTTTTGGAATTTCAGTAAAAGTAATTGCATAAGAACAAAACTTCATTTACTCCACCTTTTCATAATAGCGGCGCTGATGTTCCGCTTTTCTTTCTAATGACCACTTACTAATTCTTGTAAGATAACCAATAACTCTTGTAGCGTAATCTAAGTCAGTCGAATGGCATCGTGGACATTCATCTAGTTTATGCTTACTTATATAACCACAATCGTTGCAGATGGTATTTGGAATATTAAATGTAAAGTAAGGAGTGCCTTCTCTAATAGCAACATCAAGTAAGAATCTGTACTGCTCCTTAGATAGATGTTCATCAAGATTAGCATGTAGGGCGCTGCCGCCATCAAGCTTGTTTGTGAACTGCTTTCCATGTAGTCTAAATTTATCCAATACGCTTGTGGTTGGGTCTTCTACAATATAAAAATAGCTATTATAACAGTCTCTATTTACATCCAAATGTGCCTTTCTATCCCACTTAGAATTTTTTACGCCTAGATTTTCAGCTGGAACCATTTCTGTATTAAACATAATGTCTTTGGTTCTTGCATTTTTATTTGCAGTATAAATTGGCTCTAAAACTGCATTAGCAAACTTTTTATAATCTTCATTGTCTCCAATTTCAATACCAAAATATTCAGCAGCCTCTACAAAACCGTTAATACCAATAGTTAGATATTGTTTCTCTGGACTGACATAACCAGCTTCATAAATAGGAATCATATGATTATTATACATATCCATTAGAATAGAATTGAAAGCAAGAAGATATTGATGCATTTTTTGTACCTGATCGCGCACAGTTTGAGAAATAGCTGCTAAGGCGGCATCATCTAACTTTTTTGAAGAAATATGTCTCTGAATCAGGCGATTTAGATTCATAGTCATAACGCACTTAGAACCAGTTGATACGCCACCAGCCCCCAAGGTGTAAGAGAAAGCATTTTCTGTAATACCATTTCTTAGCCTACAACAAGAAGCGAGTGAATCTACAGAGTCGCTTGTGTAGGTAAAGAAGGAATGTCCTTCGGCATACATTTCCGCGGCAAAATCAGCCCATTCTTGATCTACAAATTGATGTCCATCATTTAAAAGACTTAACGACTCCACGGGGAAGGTTAGTATACTAGTTAATCTTTCCTTATTGAACCACTTCATAAATCTCTTTTGAAGCCATGAAGTTGAGGGCCAAGACATAGTATCTCCATCTGGGAATACGAAGTTTTCAAATAGTGATTCAAAATATGGTTTGTCAAAATATGCTACGTTCCAAAAAACTGATTGAAAACCACGTGCGCCCGCGGGCTGATTAAGAGAATAAACAACTTGTTCAAAGCCCTGTACAATTATATCATCTATAGTCTCTCCATTTATAGGATTAACAATTCTTTCTGGATCCAAATAATAATCTTGCCCATATTCTTTACGAATAAAGTGATCCATATATGATAGGAACTCAGGCGTAGCAACTGCGCCGCAGAGTTCGGATGCGACCGCGAAAACGAGATTGATAAAGCCACCTAAGAAAGAACGTAGGTGTTGCGGGGCACGACTAGTGCCGCAAAGTGTTGTCATTCCATTGACAAGGAAAGGATATAATGTAATACTGGCGCAGTACGGTGTACCTATCGGTAATGTTTCATCGTGTCGGTACATTTCATGTTCCTCTAATTGTCTAATATATTCATCTGCCAATTCTTTGCCATTTCGCTCTTTAATTCGTTGATACATCCATAATCTATTTGCACAAATATTATCCATCTTATGAATTTCAGGAGCCATTGTTGCAATATTTTTACTTGATACATTACTATTTGCATCAACCGTACTGCCGGCCGCCGCATTTACTGCTTGTATATATTGCTTCATAAAATCAATGTCTTTTTGATAATACTTATAATCATCAATCATGTAACTCACCTGCCCTTAACGCGGCTAAAGCTTGAGAAAAAGAATATTGCTTGCCATTTGATAATTCTACTACTGGAACAAAAGTAATATTCTTTTGATTTAGAATATTATCATCTGTACAAACTTCAAAACTAATTTTTCTTTTATTTAATTCTTGCTTTAAAAATGAACATTGAGGACAATGTTCTGTTGTATATACTATCATAATCATTCCTCCATTTCTTTTCCACAATAAGGACATTTATTATTGATTTTTTCCCAATTATATTTTGAACTTTGATGAGGGCATTGTGCTTGAATAGCTTTCATATTATTTTTTATTTCTCTTACTCTATTGCTAAGCACCATAGTACTTAGAGCATAGGTTAATTCCTTACTTAGTTCTTCTCTTCTTTGAATAATTTCATCTATAGTCATATTCTCCAATACCTCCTTTCAGATATTGCCTTAAAAGTTTGATTGAAAAGATCTTGTGCAGTAGGATGAAATTTTAATAAATTGTCTCGCGCTATCATGGCTTCGGAAATTTTTTTCTTATCCTTATAAGTAATTCGTTCATTGATTGTTTGTTTATTCTCTATATTATTGCTCCAAGTAGCAATAAAAGATGATAGCGGCTTCAGGCAATCTTTTACACCAATACTAGGCTCAATATATTTAATTTTAATTGGAATTTTTTTACTCCAAAACGAATATAATAAATTCATTTTATAAATTAAATCTTTATAATATTTAAAAGTTGAGTTAAAATTGCCGCCCAAGGTAAGAAAAATATTAGAAGTTTTTACAATTTCTGCAAGAAAAAATTTTTCATAATTTTTTAACAAATAAGGAACTTCTTCTAAAGGAATGTTAAAGTCTAAAATAATTTCATTTCCTCTTGCAATTGATGCACAATTTCTAATATTTTTAAAATCTGTAATTGTTCTACAAATAATTGGATGTATTGTATGAATGCCAGATGGCTTTTTAAGAGCAATAGAATTGATTATATCTTGCCAAGGACGACTTAATAAATCTTTATCATATATAAAAACTCTTTTATTTTTTCTTATTGGCGGCAGAGGCAGAATTTCTTCTCCTGCATATATTCTATAATAACTATCTTCTAGAACATGTTCGATTATTTTAGCTTTAACACCATTATTATATTTCTCTTTTAGAAAATCTTTATAGATTGATAATCGAGGAATAGTAAAATCAATAATAGAATTTTTAAAAGGTATATATTTTTCAGTGAAGGCGGTGCCGCCATAAATCACATTATTCGCGCGCAAAAATGCTTCTGGAATATTTGGAAATTTATTTGCTTCACTAAAAAAATATATTTTGTCATATTGTGAAAGTTCTTTTTCATTTAGAGAAATCAGGCGACAAAATGTATTTTCTTCTAAACGATAATAGGTAGCTAATTTCATTATTTCAATATTAGGAATAAGAAGAGAAATGGAGGTAGAAATCTAAAAATCATAATCAACTAAACCTATCATTCTTCTACCTCCGCACGTTCATATTGAAAATCTAACCTTCCATTA